ACATTACCAATGTGGGAATCTCTGCCGGAGACTATAAGGCGAACGAACTGGGCGACGCACTGGAACCATACCTGGAACAGATCGCCGACCGGATGCTGGAATATTGCAAAGACCGGAAGACGGTTATCTTTCTTCCGTTAGTGGCTACGTCTAAAAAATTTCGGGACATTCTGCTTGCGAAAGGAATCACGGCCGCGGAAGTCAACGGTAATTCAGAAGACCGGTCACAAATTTTAAAAGATTTTGAGGCGGGGAAGTACCAGGCATTATGTAACGCCATGCTGCTGACGGAGGGTTGGGACTGCCCGTCGGTGGATTGTATCATCTGTCTGCGGGCTACTAAAAGCCGGAGCCTCTACAGTCAGATCGTGGGCAGAGGATTACGGCCTGCGCCGGGGAAAGAAAATTGTTTGCTGCTGGATTTCCTGTGGCAGACGGAAAAGCATGAGCTGGTGCGTCCGGCTCACCTGATTGCCAAGACGGCGGAAGTGGCAGATAAGATGACCGAGAAACTGGAGCAGGGCGCGGCGGCTGATCTGGAAGAGTTGGAGCAGGACGCCCAGCAGGATATCATTGCAGACCGGGAACGCAAACTGGCGGAAGAGTTGCGGGCCATGCGCCACCGGAAAGCCAAACTGGTAGACCCACTGCAGTATGAGATGAGCATCATGGACGAAGACCTGGCTAATTACGAACCGTCCTTTGCCTGGGAGATGGGGCCTGCGTCACCGAAGCAGCTGCAGACGCTGGAAAAATTCGGCATCCTGCCCGATGTGGTGGAGACGATGGGCAAGGCCAGCATGCTGCTGGACCGTCTGATCAAACGGAGAGAGAACGGGCTGACGACGCCAAAACAGATACGGTTTCTGGAACAGAAGGGATTCAAGCATGTGGGCACATGGTCGTTTGAGTCTGCCAGCAAGATGATCGGCATCATTGCCCAGCATAACTGGAGGGTCCCCTGGGATATTGATCCGGAAACGTATTGTCCGGAGGCGTAAATGAAAAAACTTGATCTTGTAAAATTACTGGCCTACATCGACTGCTCCCGGCTGGAATACCAGGAGTGGGTCAATGTAGGCATGGCCCTGAAACATGAGGGCTATGGCTGCGATGTGTGGGACGCATGGAGCCGGTCTGACCCGGAGCGGTATAAACCGGGCGAGTGCGCCAGAAAATGGCAGAGCTTTCAGGGCAGCATGCGAAACGTGACCGGTGCCGTCATCACCAATCTGGCCAAAGCGAATGGCTGGCTGCCGCGTTCCAAAATGAAAGACGAAGCGCTGGAATGGGACGCCACCATCAACGACGAAGCCGTGATTGTGGATAAGTCCTATATCGAAGAAGAAGAGATCCGGGAACCGAAGAAATGGGACCCGGCTGATGAAGTGATCCGCTATCTGAAAGCGCTGTTCCGGCCCGACGAAAAAGTCGGGTTCGTGATGCAGTCGTTCCAGCGGGAAGACGGAAGGATGGCGCCGGCCAATTCCGGCTCCTATACCAACACGGCCCAGAGCCTCATCGACGGCATGAAAAAATACCGGGATATTACCCAGGTGTTCGGAAGCTACAACGAAGAGGCAGGGGCGTGGATCCGGTTCAACCCGCTGGATGGCGGCGGCGTGAAAGACCGCAATGTGACGGATTACCGGTTTGCGCTGATTGAAAGTGACAACCTGGAACCGGGCAAACAGCTGGACATCATCAAAAAACTGGAACTGCCGGTGGCGGTTCTGGTGCATTCCGGGAACAAAAGCATTCATGCCATTGTCCATATCGACGCGGACACGTTTGACGAATACCGGCGGCGGGTGGAATACCTGTATGCCGTCTGCGAGAAGAACAGCCTGCAGGTAGACACCAACGACCGGAACCCGTCGCGGCTTTCCCGGCTGCCGGGGTGTGTGCGCAAAGGGCGGAAGCAGTATATCATCGCGGAAAATATCGGCAAAAAGGATTTCGCGGAATGGAAGGAATGGGTGGAAAGCCTGAACGACGACCTGCCGGATCCGGAAAATCTGGAAACGTACTGGGATAATATGCCGGACCTGTCGCCGGAACTGATTCATGGAATCCTGCGGCAGGGACATAAGATGCTGCTGGCCGGACCCAGCAAGGCCGGAAAAAGTTTCGCGCTGATTGAGCTTTCTATCGCAATCGCGGAAGGCACTACCTGGTTCGGCTGGCAGTGCGCCCAGGGAAAAGTGCTGTATGTGAATCTGGAACTGGACAAGGCCAGCTGCCTGAACCGGTTCCGGGATGTGTACGAAGGACTGGGCATCTCGCCGGAACATATTAACAATGTGGATATCTGGAACCTGCGAGGCAAGGCGCTGCCGATGGACAAGCTGGCGCCGAAACTGATACGCCGGGCCAACGGGAAAGATTACATCGCCGTCATCATCGACCCGATCTACAAGGTGCTGACGGGTGACGAAAATTCCGCCGACCAGATGGCGCACTTCTGTAACCAGTTCGACAAAGTGGCGACGCAATTAAAAAGCGCGGTCATTTACTGCCATCATCACAGCAAAGGGCTGCAGGGCGCCAAACGTTCCATGGACCGGGCTTCCGGTTCCGGCGTGTTCGCCCGCGACCCGGATGCCATGCTGGACATGATCCAGGTGACGCCGAAGAAAAAGAAGGCCGACGAAAAACAGGACGAAGAAGACACAAGCCGGACTGCCTGGCGCGTGACCGGAATCCTCCGTGAGTTTCCGCCCTTTCGCCCGGTGAACATGTGGTTCGACTGGCCCATTCATATTATGGACGAGACAGACGAACTGAAAAACGCGGCGGCGGAAGGAGACCAAAAAGACCTGAGCCGACGCGGCAATGAAAAGAAACAGACGAAAGCGGAAGCCAGAAGAAACGATATTGACTTTGCGATTGCGGACAAACTGCTGAAAGGGCAGGAGATAACCCTGAAAGACCTGGCAGCGGAATTTGGTGTTACTGACAGAACATTGCGGTATGACATTGAAAAAATGGAGCATTACCGGATTGAAGACGGGAAAATCGTTAATGCGGAAGAGGGAAAATGAGATGGAATTTTTGAGTGAAATTTTGAGTGAAAAACCCGGTATATATATAAATTTCACTTTCACTTTCCCGCACCATTGTAAGAGAGGAAAAAATAGTGTTAAAGATGGGGCTTAGTCGCCCATCTTTTTAACACACTTATTTTTCCCTCTTACACTTCCAATGGATTTAGATTTTTCCCTTTTTGCCGCTAAAGTTTGCGAAGAGTTTATGTTGCGAAAGCGCGGCGGGGGAACTCGCCAAAATTGTTGGCGAGTTTTGGCGAGTAGTTGGCGAGTAATCGAAAGGAGGAAGATGCCATGCATTTTTTCCTGCCGGTGCGGATCCCGACGGTGACGCATCAGGAAAAACGGATCGTGATCCGGAAGGGCAAGCCGCAGGTGTATGAGGATGCGGCCCTGGCAGAGGCACGGGCCAAGTATGAAGCGCATCTGGCAAAGTATGCGCCGGAAAAACCAATCAAAGGGCCGGTGAGCCTGCATGTGGTGTGGATGTTCCCTATCAAGGGAAACCATACAAACGGGGAGCCGAAGATCACCCGGCCTGATACGGACAATATGATCAAGCTGTTCAAGGACTGCATGACCCGGACGGGTTTCTGGAAAGACGACGCCCAGGTGTTCCGGGAGTTGAATGAAAAATACTACGCGACCCGGGAAGGGATCTATGTGGAGGTGGAGGAGGTAAATGTATAAGCTGGTGATCACTACCAGAAAAGGTAACAGCAAGAAGGTAGAGTTCAGGGAATACTGGATGACGCAGGTGGGCCTACACCAGGCGGAGGAAGAATTTGAAGAACTGCAGCACAGGCAGGAAGTTGTGAGGCTTGTGCTGTGGCGTGTGGACGTCAAAGGTATACATGATTTGAAAAGGTGGGAGAGGGGCAATGCCAAAACCGAAAAATATTTTGAAACGTGAAGATAAACAAGATGGCTGGATATACGCCTGCCCATATTGTCGCCGGTATGTAGTGCGGGCTTCCGGCCTCCAGCAATGCGCAAAATGCGGCGGCATGGTGGACAACGATAACGTGGAGCTGAGACCGGCTAATACAGTAATAAGGTTTGACGGGAAGGATAGCTGGAGGTGATGCCATGCTTGACCGACACAAACACGCAATAGAGGAAAACGATATGCTGAATTGGTTAAAAGACTATGAAAAACTGATGACCGAAGACGAACGCAATCGTTACTGGGATGCTGTTCGGCAGATTGTTTACGCAAGCGTGGAATTGAAATACTTGTATGAAGCTGTCAAAGGAAGGGAAACGCTATGACGGAAGAACAAAAAGACATAATGATAACTTGCTGCAAATGTCACGGTCACGGAAGTTACCTTGTTCCGTCCTATGAAGCTTTTGATATAAACAAGGACGAATGGGAAAGGCGTGAATGTGAACTTTGCCACGGCACTGGAAAAATCTCATTGGAATTTTATGAAGACTTGCAAAGGGGGTGCAGGAGATGAGCAAACACAGTGATGCAGTTGAAGCGGTTGAATTGCTGAAAAGATACACTGATAACAGAGATTGTAAAAAATGCACATTCTATTTCAACGAAGCGTGTATTTTAGACGATACGTTTGGTTGTCCGAGCAAACTAACATCGGACGATATTACATACATGAACGCAGTACGGCATTATCTTGAACAAGAGGAATTAGAACAGGGGAAAGAACAATGAACTTAATAAAAGCACTTGATAAGGTTTTAGCCAATTTAGAAGAAGCTAAAAAACAAGCAAAAAATGTATGTAATATGAACACGGAACAAGGTGTAGCAGATTGGGCATCTTTAATGCGTCACATCAATTACATTGAAATGCAAATATACGAACTTATGGAAAAAGTGTTGGAAGCACAACGAGAGGTTGAAATTGACGGAGTGTGTGAAAAATGCGAGGATTAACATATTTACTTGCCATAGTGGTAACGCTGAATTGCAGTGCATACGCTGACCGAGGAATTACCGCAAGTGGCGAACAAGTACAAGATGGAATCTGTGCGGTTGACAGAATCAATGGTGTGCTTATACCATTCGGCACGAAAATAACATTGCCCGACGGAACAACATTAGTGGTAAAAGACAGAATTTGCGGTGGGCAATATAACAATCATCTTGATAGATGGATTGAAAATGAGGATAAATGTTGGGAGTTCGGCAGGAAAAATCTGCGGTGCGAGGTGGAGATACCATGACAATAAAAGAAATATACGAACAAGCATATTATACGGATAGAGAGGATTACAAAGTGGTTATTTATCAAGATAATTCTTTTGGTTGGTATGATGCTTCTGATGTTGAGTTTGACGATGAAAACAAGGAAATAATAATAAAAGGTTAATTGAGGTGGCAGAATGACAGTATGCGGAAATACATTAAGTGGTGTTTGTGCTAAATGTCCTTATGTCAAGAAATGTTGCCGTGTTGTTTGGGTTAAGAGGTGATACAGAATGAAATGTGAAGAATGTGGTGGAACAGGGAAAGTCCAAAAATGGTTTTATGAAAGAACAGGGTTTGGCAAATACGAAAAGGTTTGTGGAGATGTCAAGTGTGAATGGTGCAACGGCACAGGTGAGGTGGAACAAACCGAGCAGGAATACATACAGACTTGCAATACGGAACAGTTGGCAGAGTTTCTTGCTGACAAATGCAACGAGGTTGTCGAAACAGTATTGTCGGATGCATCGTGCGACATTGGTGATATTGATAACGATGATTATTGGTATAGGCGAGCAGATTTTGTTGAGTGGTTAAAACAACCACACACAAAGGAGTGATAGCATGGCAAGAGAGTGTGAACGGTGTGAAGAACTACCGAAGTGCGAAACGGGAAAAAATGAAAGTGTGATATGCTGTACGGAATACAAACCGAAACAACCACTAACAAACGGAGATTTCCTGCGTATCTGTTCTGTGGATAGCTTGGCAGAGTTTTTGTGGAGTTACACACACGATGTAATTGGTGATTATGAACGAATCAGGAATCCGATTCTTCGGGAGATGCCTCTTAAAAACATTTTGGGAAATAATTGCACAAAAAAAGAAGCGTGGGTGGAGTGGTTAAAACAACCACATAGAGAGGTAGGAAAATGAAAGAACACGGAATATGTGCAAAATGTAAAAAAAGTGTCGGTTGTCCATATGCTGATGACCGCATAAAAGGGTGTAAAAAGTTTGTGCTTGAGGACGAATTGAAATTGACCAACGAAGAATGGTTACGGCAATGCACAACGGAACAGTTGGCAGAGGTGATAGGCAATATCGCAAAAAACGCATATCAATGTTGTCAGGATGGCAAAACAAATAAATGCGTAAATCGCCATAATTGCACCGGATATTGTAATTATGGATGGGAAATGTGGTTAAAACAACCACACAAACAAGGAGTAGCAGAATTATGAGAGAAGAAATAAAACTGCTTATATTGGAATGGGTAATAGTTGGAATATGGGGTAGTCTTTGCTATTTTATATCGTTGTATGAAAAGTAAGTGTGGCGTGGTTAAAACAACCACACACCGAAAGCGTTACAAATTGTAACGAGTAGAACCACACATGGTTCTTACTCAACAAAAATTGGCGAGTTTACCGAGTTAAGAACCAAAATTGGCGAGTTTTGGGTGCGAAGTAGTTGCGAGGTTAATGCGAGGTTCATGCGAGGTGACTACATTTTGTAGTCAGTTGGGTAATCGTTTGAAAAATCGTTTGATTTCAAACAATAACGAGGTGGATATGCAAAAAGCAATAAGAAAAGGGTTGCTACCATGCCCACATTGTGGTGGCAAAGCAGGATTGTGGCAAGCGTATGATTCTTCATGGTGTGTACAATGTGACCGATGTGGTGCGATGACGATGAGATTTGACAAAGAAGAAGCCGTAAAAAGGTGGAACAGGAGAGTTAAGGCATAGTGAGGAGAATATGAACTGGTACATTTTAACTTTTATAGCCGGGGCATTGGTAGGTGGATTTATTGGAGCATTGGTTATGTGCTGTTGTGTGGCGGTAGCAGATAGGAAAAACGATGAGTGAAAAAAGTAAAAAGAACGCAAAGGAATTACGGAAAGCGTGGAAAGAATTTTTGAAAAGGCAGGAACAAAAGAATGCTAAACAAAGAAAACAAACACAGATGCAGTAAGGTTATCGATATTTATCCCAGAGAACATCAGCTGATGATTCTGATGGAGGAGCTGGCCGAGTTGATCCAGGCGACCAGCAAGCTGTTACGCTATGGCGACATGGAACCGTTCCTGGAAGAATATGCGGACGTTGCCGTTATGATGGAGCAAGCACGGCAGCTGTATCACATCGACGATAAGGAAATTAACAAGCGTGCTGGTAAGAAGCTGTTCAGGGCTTTGGAGGGGAAATGCGTGACGACAAAGAGAAACTAATGAAGATGCTGTTGCTGGATATGAAACACTGGTCACTGGATGCCCTTAAAGTAGCGCTCAATTACATTGACGGCCAGATACTATCATTTGCCAGTGATGACTTTCTGTGGTGGTGGGAATTACGGAAGCATATCAGCGCTGAGATGGAGAAAAGGAAGGTAACGCACGATGTATTCGCTGGAAAAGAAATATAGCGGTATGTACCACAATGCGATTCCAGGGTTCCCGCTCCAGTTCCGCTGCCGGGAATATGTCCGGAACATAGACGTAAAACAAACAGCAACGGCTGCCGGCAAGATGGATGTTACAGTCGTGACCATGGATGGCCGTACGATCGCTTTCCGGACTACCGGAGATATGACCATCGGCGATATCGTAAATAAGATATGTAAAGCGGTGGAACGCAATGAACCATAGACAGATACTAATGCTATTACTGTTATTTAACTTTGCCTGCTGGGCAGCAATCATTTATGTTTTATATCTCATATTAGCGTAAGGAGGTAAATGGTGGAAAAGTCAGAGGTTAAGAAATGGCTGAAGCTATACGGTTTCTACCTGCGTCGTGGTGATGCCACGCTGGAAGAGATAGAGCGGCAGCGCTCCCGTGCTGAAAAGGTAACGACATCCTATTCCCATACACCGGGCGGCAGCGGTACAGGCGACCGGGTAGGACAGGGAGCTGTAACTATTGTCGATATGCAGAAATCGTTTGAAACCGATTATGCTATGGCGAAACGATACCTGGATGAGATACGCTGGTGCATTGATACTGTGGTTGAAGACTACAACCAGCGTAATGTCCTTACGTTCCGCTATATCTATCTGCATCGTTGGGAAGAGGTAGCCTACCGTCTCCATTACTCATGGCAGGGCGTACACAAGGTACACAACAATGCGCTCCAGTTCATTGCCGATCACTGGCCATGGCCTGAGCCTAAACAGTAGATAGAAGTGTACTATCATCTT